CCGTCGATCACAGTCGGCTTCGGGTTCTCGTCGCCCTGACCGTTGACGCCATTGCGCTTGGCCGAGAACATCACATTGCCGTTATCAAGTTGCTTCATGCCGAAGACCTTCGAAAAGGGGGCTTTCGTCTGGCAACTCTCGTAATGTGCCTTCAGCTCTGCGTGCAGCTTGCCCGCGTCTTCCTTGTTCATCTCCCAGCCGATGGAATACGCTGCACCCTGCGCACGGGGGTTGCATTCCTCGCTGCGCTTTTCGGCTGTGTTGTATTTGTATGTCGCAGCAAGGCGTGGGTATGAAAACACCACATTGCGGATCATAACCGGTTTGAAATCAGTTTTTGCCATTGTCGTCGTCCTTTTCAGTTGTTGTCAAAGTTGTCGGCTTGGAGCCAACGGGGTAATTCTAAGGTGTTCACCTTATCTGAATAGCCAGTGTCAAAGCGGTTGACCAGACTGGCTTCTGCAATCTTCATCAGCGTCGCGTCAACTTCACGCTCTGCATACTGAAGAAAGTCGTCGCTCAATTCGCTGACGTTGACAGCGTAAGGCGCTGTTTTCTCAACAAAAACGAATGAAAACCGATTGGCCTCGTAACCAGCCAAACGTAAGACCTTTAGATAAAACGCAGCCTGCAACGCATACGAGTAGGTGTTCACGTCGCGAGCCACGTCCCGTGGGAGTGAACTCTGGCAGGTTTTAATATCGTAGACAATGCCGCCGCCGCTCATCCGATAGCTGTCTGGGCGGCACTTCAGTTCCAGCCCAGTCTCAGGATCGGTGGCAAAGAAGCTGGCCTCGTTCACCGTGTCGTTGCCCGCCATGATCTGGCCGACCGGGTGAAACAGCACGCTGTCCGCTACGTTGCGTGCGAGGTCATAGTCGCCAGCAGTCAGCAGCAGTTTGCCGCCAGCCTCCGCGTCGGCGAATGCGTCCTTCCATGCGTTGCCCCGTCGATCTGCGGGTCCGCGCATGACGCCTTGGCCGTCTTCGAGGCACATGTCGTGGACGCAGGTGCCAATGGCCATCGCAGTGGTCGCCGTGAAGTTGCTGCGTGCCTTCCAGTGCGCCAGCGACTTGCCGTGGACAGTCTTCACCGCCGACGACGAGATCGCGTCTGTTGCGTGGTATTCCGTGTTGGACATCTGTTCCGCTGTGAACATTACCATGCCATTGTCTCCCTTACTAAGTAGCAGAATGCGTCGAATTCCATCTCGACAACATATCCGTCGTCTTCCCAGCGAAACGGTGACATCGGCACGACGCAGCGGATCGGCTGGCGGTCATAACGATAGATCAGCGCAGGGTATTTGCCTTCGCGCCTTGCTGCAACGCAAGTTTGCACCCACCAAGACTTCTGCCCGCCGATGGGTCCGCCAGCGTACCGTTTCAATTCCAATGTGAACGGAAATTCAGGATCGGATGGGATCAGGTCGCCGTGACCACCCTCGCGGTATTGCTCCAAGTCGCGCTTGAATGAAATGCCCAGTTCGTCGTGCAACATCTTGGCGATGTCACGCTCGAACGCGGCGCCTTTGTTTCGGCCGTTGGTAGCCATCAGGTGTCACGCGCTTGGTTGAGGGCCGCCATGCGGACAAAGGCCGTAAACGTAATGCCGAGCTTGTCGGCCGCCGCCTGTATGATTGCGCCATGCTCGTCGCTGAACTGTATCAATTTGGGTTTCATTGTCGTTCTCCTTCTGTATGCCACTTGGTAGACTATCAAAATAATATCGTCAACAGTCATTTTATGTATTGCCATGTTTTTCAGTATATGTAATTAATGGTTTACGAAATGAAATTAACCAAAGGAAACCAACATGAAATACCGCATCCGCTACGCGCTTCTGGACTGCCTCGGCTTGCTCGCACTGGGCATCATCTGCTTCGGCATCCCGACACTCTTCTTCGTCGCAATTCAGTAAACAGGAGACCAACCAATGACAACCAGATCAATCCCCGACGAAATCTTATTCTTGCAAGGCGCGATCCAGCAAACCGAGAAGATGGCGTCTAGTATGCTTTCCGAATACGGCCACGGCGTGCGCCCATCCTACGTCAGCGCCGACCTTGCCGACTACGGCTCCAGAATTGACCGCTACAAGGCCGAGATCGCACGCTTGGAGGCAGCGCAGCATGGATAACGCACTCAAGCAGGCAGCGGCCGACGCAGCCACCCTCGGACCCATCACGTCGGCGGCTGTCCACAACGTCAGCCTGACCGAACTCTACGCAATCATCAATCAAACCAAAGGAACAAGCCAATGACCACCGCAACAATCACGATCACAAACCGCCTTCCAACGGACACTGGATTCGCCCTGCGCCAAGACGACGGCTCGTATAGTCAGGTGTTCGTTCCTAGCCATATTATGCGCAACGCAGGTGGCGGCATGGAAGTCGGCCACACCTACGACGTGGTTCTCATTGAAAACTCGGAACCGCTGCGTGCGACGACACCGTGGCGCGTCATCCAAATGGATGTCGGCCCCGTTGGGGGGCAGCAACCAGCGCCAGAGAAGACAGCGCCAAAGCCCGCGACATCAGCCCTGATCGACGACAGGATTATTGAGCAACTCAGCTCCGCGCTATACATGACGACGGGCGAACTGACGACGGCGCTGGGTGCCAGCGGGACGATAGTTCGGGACCGCCTGATGGCGATGTTTAACCGCAACCAGATCGTGCGTGCCGATGTCCACGCGCGGCCAAACTTGCAGCGTGCAACGATGTGCCTGTGGGCGCTCGACATTGACGCATTTATCTCAGAGGGGGAATAATCATGGCCAACGGCATGTACGGGGCAAAGTCCAACACAGTAAACAAGCAAATTATCGCACTCGCCAACGCGGGGCTGCCGATCAAGCAGATCGCGGCCAGCGTAGGCATGAACCCTCCAGCCGTTGCCAGCCGCATGACGTACCTCATGCGAGACGGCAAGCTGAAGCCCCACTCAGAGCGCACGGGAAGCATCAACACGCAAGAAGGCCGCTACCGCATCCTGCGCAAACGCTACAATCGCAACACCGGCAGCATAATGGAAATCCTGACAAACATTACGTTCGATGAAGCAGATTGGATTTACAAAACGGCGCCCGAAGGCTTGACCATCGCTGAGTGGATCGGGGTGCTGTTGCGCGACGTGATCGCCGAGGACAACAAATGATTAACGCATTCAACCTCGACAGATCGCTGGCCACAAAGCACGAAAACCTGATCGGGCGGGCGATGCAGCGCCAAGCGAAGGCGGAGGGACACTTCAAGGGCGCACCAAAGAAGGCCGTGACAAACATGGGCGCGCGGGCTGACGGCACGCGATCACTCGGCGAAATGGCCCTCGCTCACTTGCAATCCATCTCGCCGACGCGGATGATCCTGACAGACATCACAAAGGCCGTCTCCGGGTCGGAATTGCCGACGTCGCGTTACAGCGTCAAGTATGCGCTGCAAGGGTTGATCAACCGTGGACTGATCCAGCACGGGTTCTATCGGCGCAACCTGATCGAATATTGGTTTGAAGTGGAGGAAGACCTATGACGCCATTGTTGACAATGTTGCTGATCCATATCGGATCGAACGTTTACAGCGTTGAATATCCCAGCCAAATGGCGTGCGGAGAGGCGCTGGTCGCCATAGCAGAAGCCACCCCACCCCTCGGAGGCCGCAAAACGTTTGCCCAATGCGTCCGCACCTACTCGCCCAGCGCCAGCCCGCGCCCCGTAGCAAGAGGAGAAACGGAATGAGTTGGCACTATCAACTAGTGCGGCACACGGAGCCTGACGATCAGGTCTGGTATGCAGTGCATAAGAACTATTACAGGTCAGATAGCTACACTGTAGAACCCGTCAGCATCAAGAGTGATGACAAAGAAGACATCAAGTGGATGCTACAGGCTATGCTAGGCGACATTGAGAGACATGGAGTGAAAGACTATGAGTGACGAAGACCTAACCCCCGCAGACGCCGCCGTGCTGGCTTACCTTCGCGGACAAGTAGACCGACTGCAAGATGAGCGATGGAGGGCGGGCGCACGCGCCAGCATCCCCAACGAGTTGCGCGTTGCAATGCGTGATTTGCAAGAATTTACATCTGCCAAGCGGCAACAAGGGTTCAACATCTGATGGATCGTGTGGGGCGCAGTTAAAATGAGTTTTTCAGATGTAGCGCATTTGGCAGACACGTTTTGACCATACAATCGCTTTTGCAAGCAGTTGAGCGCCCCACCAGAACGTCATAGCAAAAGGAGAGACCGATGCAAGACGAAAAGAC